CCGCATACTGCTTGTTAGCTTCTGCGCCTTCGGGGGACTCGGAAACTGCGGTCAGTCCGTTCCAAGCAACGCCGGTGCCATATGTGCCATTGTCATTCATGGGATAGAATACGCCATGGTCCAGGCCAATCTCCCACAGTTTTTCGCCAGTTGCGTCCCATACGATTGGAGCTGTTGTAGGCATAAGTATAATCCTCCTTAATAAAAGATTCGAAAGACCCAGTGATACAGCTGGTCGTTTATGAAAGCGCGGTCAAACTTGCAAAAGTCAAACGCACGAAGAACGCTTTCTGGATGAATCCACTCTGGATCTTTCGAAATAAATGTAACTTCGTAACAATCTTTGTAACGATAGGGGTTGTTATCCGCGTGCCGCACAAACGGATCGCTCAGCTTGTAAATGGCACACGGATAAACAAGTTTTACTGTCTCGGGTGGGCAAAAATATGTATGGTTGGAGCCCATGAATTCCCGAAGTTTGTCGCGAAACTCAATGCGCTCATGATCCGCCATTGTATACACCTCCCAGAGACAATACAAGCCGAGGGTATTGGGGTTCAACAGTGACTACCTGCCACCTAACCCCGCGCCACTCGGCATAACGGATCAAATGCATGAAGTTGTTCGCAAACTCGTCTGCTACAATGCTGATCTGCATGTTAACTTGCACATCTTTAGTCAGCTTGTCAGCGCTTTGTGTGTTGTATGTGTGTTTCACCACGTCACCCATATAAAGGCGCTCTGTGATTTCCTCTCGCCACACATCATCGTCATCTTGGTCGACGGTCGAACCGAAACCAATAACACCGCAATACCTCATGCAATGCTCCTTCTTCGATCATTTTGAATTTTAGGCAGTCACATCCTCTTCGATTGCGATTGCGGACCAAGGCTTAATCAGAGCGCCGGAGATTCTGGTCTCGAGCAGCATCTTTTCCTGGTTGAAGTCGATGTCGAACTGCTGGAAACGAGTGATCTCGCCGCCCTTGACAGAACCGACCTGATAGTCATTCAGGTTAACAAACAGAGCAACCAGCTTCTTGACGTGGTTGTCTTCGGTAGTCCTGGTCTTGCCTTCGAACTGCTCAACAGTGTGAATAGCGGAGACGTTCAGGGCTGCCTGCAGATCAGCCATGTTCTGGTAAATTCTGCGGCCATTCAGATCACGGGACAGCAGCATCTGGTTAACCAGGTGAGGTGTGCAGTACATAGCCAGGTTGCCGGATCCTTTGTACTTCTCTCTGGTGTAGAGCAGAGTCTGGACCATAGCTTCTGCGTAAATATAGTTTTCGGAGAAGTGAGAACCGGTCTCTGTGCCCTGCAGGGTCTGGGCCATACCGTCAAAGTCGATGTCAGCGTGCAGAGTGTAAAGCTCTTCGTCAGTCCAGATAGGACGTACGTGCTCGGGCTTAATCTGCTCGCGATCTTCATCGTCTCTGTCGTCACCAATCATGATGGCCAGAGCGATGTCCTCTTCCAGGTTCTCGCGCATGATCTTCCACTGGTAGTTGACTACATCGAAATCAGTGATGTCGACGATATCGTCTCTTTCCAGGGCGTCTTTTCTGTAGATAGTCTGGGGATCGGTGGTTCTCTTGAGCAGCTTGATGTTGCCGGCAACGGTCTTCTTGTCGCCCTTAATGTAACCTTTAGCCCTCAGATCCCTGGCGCGAGCATCTGCAAATCTGGTCCTTACACGGGCGTAGGGAGCCTTGTGCACGCCATTCATGACGGAGCCAACCCAAGACAGATCTCTCTTGAAAGTCTCAGGTTCGCCGGTGTACACGTCATGGTAATCCGGGAACAGAGACTCGATATCGTCAATGCCGTGCTGCAGGGTTGTCTCGCAGTAGTTGTCAAGAGCTGCTCGGAAAGTCATGCCGCCCTTCTTGGCTTCATTCAGGATCTGGGCCTGCTCTGCATGACTAAGAGTGTATGCGTCGTTCTCAGGTGCTTCGAAAACGTTGTGGTTCATAAAATCGGTTCCTCCTTCATCGGAATGCTTTGCTTCGCCGGATTCTTCTTCACCGCCACCGGCTGCTTTCTTGATCTCAGCGGCATGTTCGACAGCATAACCGATAGCTGCCTGTACTGCTGCCTTCTGCTCTTCATTCAGTGTATCCAGAACATCCTGGATGGTTTTGTTTTCTGCGTTAGCCATCTGTTTCGGCTCCTCCTTCTGTTTAGGTTCTTCTGCATGGGACAATTCTTCATCAATTTCGGAAGGACCTTCCTCGAGATTGAGGGTCAGATCCTGGAATCCGGAACAAATGATGGCCTCGTCACCGTCGCCATTCTCACTGTGTTCCATTGAAACGTACTCAATGGTGGCCTGAGGATTAGCGGGCGCGATCACCAAACTCACTTCCTTGATCGATCCATGAACGACATTCTTTCCCTGAGCGTGCTTAAGCTGATTGGCGTAAATACTCAGCGATTTAATATCACCGTTCTGGACACTCGTCTTAGCGTGCTGTCCTTCGTACGTGTCATTGAATTTTCCGTACATATAGACGCCTTCTGGACGATTCTGGAGAAGTGCATGACCAAGAACATTCGTAATGTCTTTATGGTTGTGCTGGTAAACGAGCGGCACGATTACGCCATCATCACCGATAAAGGCATCACGCTTAATCGTTCTCCCATCGGCGCATACGATGTCGTTACGAGTCGCCCATCCGGCAAAGTCGTAATCGAACTTTTTGCTCATTTTGAATTTCTCCTTAAGTTTCTGTAGGCTCGTTGTTCAACACGTCGGGGCCAACTTCCGGCGTATCCTGACCTTCTGTCTTGTTAAGATTCCTGTTGCGGAGTTCATCGGCGGTAGGATCTTTAGAAGGTTTAAGACCAATAATCTGTCGGAATTCATTGGGCGACATGACTTCAGCGGTTGTAAGTTTCTGAACAAGATCGGCAAGCTGGGCCGTGGGTACGAGCCTGAACGGGTCACGGAACGACAATAGTGATTGCCCTCTCGTAAGAGCCGTCTTTGTAAGAAACTTGCGTTTGCATTCGTCGACGACAGTGGCGACAATTGGCTCGATTGTACCGTTAAAGTAGTTCAATTGGGTCTGTTCGTCAGCAGTGCCGTTAAGAAGCGCTTCGCTAAAACCTAGCTGTCCGTAAAGCTGCGTTGTCAGATACTGGATCTGTGCAAGCAGGTTGTTCTCAAGAGATCGATTCAGCTGTACGATCTTTTCTGTCCCATCGGTGTAAGCGACACCATACTTCGAGCCGGAAAGCTGCATTTCTATGTCTTTCCTGCGCATGTTAGCCTGAGCGCGCTTTGCCGGGGACTTAATTACATACGGGAGCTGAATGATCAGATCGAGTTTACCGGATGCGGTTTTCTCGTTTAGCGTATCGAGCTGAGCGATTGTTCGAATGAGACGCTGAAGATTTGAGTTAGGTTCGTTCATAATTGAATAGAACGGATTCGTAATGATGGCGATGGTTTTCTTAGCTAAAAGCAGCTCTTCTTTCTTGCCTGTTCGATCGTTGTAGAGTTCAACCCTGACATTCTGGGGGAACCACTCTTTGATCTTGCCAACGCGCATAGTACGAATGTCATATGAGTCGCTTATGTAAGGGTCGCCAGTAGTATCGACAGGAACAACTGCGATTACGCCCTCGTTAAGAAGAGAATCGTAAATGTTCTGCATGAACATACGCCCAGTTTGGTCAATGTTGGCTGAAAGCGTAAAACACTGATTCAAGCCTGTGTCGAGAACCTTGTCAAAGCGACCGTTTTCGTCGAGCTGTACATGTTCTACCGTAATAGCGGCACAGTCGACAGCGATCTTATTAAATATAGTGGAGACTATGGATCTTTCGCTTCCACGCCGTGGTCTAATGCGATCCGGCTGATAGCTATAGGATGGTCCATAGTCGTAATTGCCCACGCGTTTCTTTGTGGGGTCGCGTCCTATGAAGGCATTCCAGCCATTTTGAATTCTATCGAATAATCCCAAAGGTGGTTACCTCCTTAAGTCCTATACTTTTTCTTAACGGGGTACATATTCCGATCGCGCATTTTGGCGAACTCGCGTAAGCTCTTATCCGTGCCTGGGTGCTGCTTCTTATAACGATCGTACTCGTCAGCGAAGCGCTCTTGCGAACGCATCCATGACCTCTCTGCTTGTTTCGCCTTTTTCACGTCCTCGTGCTCTGGATCATTCCATTCTCGCTGGAGTCTGTAGCCCGGAACGGGGCGAGTACCGACTGTCCGTTCGGCGTTGGTCGTAGCTTCTCGTAAGCGCTGAAGCGACTGATTCTCCTCATACGCAGCGTTCTTGACCCGGTTAAGATCTTTTTCTGCGCGACGCTCTTCGCGAGTTTTAGGCTGCGTTGGGTCTGTGAACTTTATTTTGCCGTATGCGGCTCTAACTACATTTGCGTATACAAAAGCTGGCGTCACGATCAACGAGCCGTCGACCACGGTTTTAGCCTTCTTAAAGTCATAATTGTAGCCTTCGCTAGACATCTTGCTTATGGTCTCGTCCATAAGCTTGCGTTGCTTCGCCGTTTCTTCAGCTAATGGCAAATATGCTTTTTTGTAGCTTTCACCGATTTTTTCGTTAAGCTTGCCGAGAGGCTTGATCTTTTGCATTAGCTTTGTTTTCGAAGCCAGATGCGAAGACACGTACGCTTTCTCGTATTTGTTGCGATAATAATTATCGCGCGCATTCTTTCGGGCAAGCTTGTTGTATTCTCTGGCTACCTCTTCGCCGTACCGTTTTCGTCCTAGCGCGGTGCGTGTTCCGTCTAAATTCTGGAAACGTCTAACGCCCCACTTCTGGCCCTTAATGCCGTGATGGTAAAGTTCTGTTTCGTATTGTATTTTCATGGTCTCACCTACTTATTGGCAGTTCGTGATCCAGGGCTCTAGTAAATGCTGCAATGTCGAAAAAGGGTACAAAATGCTTGGCGTATAATCCATTTTTAGCGACCAGAAAGAACGGATCATTGAAATCCTCGGTTATGCCAGGCTCCATCGCCATGAAGATATAACTTTCACCATCGTAATCGTATGCTTTACGAATCTCCAGTTGAGGGTACGTTTCTGTAAACCTGTCTATCGCTTCTTTGCTAACGCTCAATTTACTGCCTCCTTTATCTGCTCTGGATCAAATTTAAGATTGTCCAGACGCGCATACTGAACGTTGTACGCCATCATCGTCATCAGCTGAGCATGCGGATAAACAAACCCGGCCTGGCTATCTATGACTTTCAACTTGCCGTTCTGAACTTCGTATGCCATGCTGTGGCCACCGCCACCGGCCCACGAAACCATAATGTTTCCGCGCGCACCATTCCCCTGCTTCACAATCTCCGCACAGGTACGCTCGTACAAATCTTTGCGAAGCTTAAGACGATCTACCTGACGCTCAAGCAGATTCATTTGAGTCTGCTTTACGTGCTTAACCTGAATATCGGGGAACCAACGTTTTAGGTCACCGTACTGGTAGCCAATGGTAGCCTTGTTTGCCTGAACGTCATAGCCTCGACGACGCAATTCGTATGCCGTGGTGCAAAGCATGCAGTTACTCTTAGTTCCATCGCTAATCGACATGAAGCCAGGGTTAACACGCTGACAATCTTGGAAAGGCGTGAGTTCTTGCGTCTTTAGCCGAAGACCCGTTTTTTCGTCAATAGGCGCTTCGGCTCGCTCTTTAGCAAATCGGGCTTTCTGGACTGCAGATACGCCAGCAAGCGCTCCTTCGGCCGCCATGATGCCAAGCCCAGGCATGTTCGCCGTGGACGCGTATAAGGCGCCTTTAGCCATGTACTTGGCCAAAGCAAAATCGGCCGCCTGATGATTGACTCGGTCAGATGTGTGTTCAACGTCGTCAACGTATCGCATCGACTCGCTTCCTCGAATATACGTATCCAGATTGAGAATCTGACTTGCCGCCGTTGCTTTCACTGCGGCTTTTGCAGCTTCAACGTACATTGGCGCTCGCGCTGCTGCTTCACTCAAAAGCATGCTACCTATCCCCGTAAACCGAGTCTCTGTGTCGACGCCGGATCGTTTGTTTCTGGCGCGTTCTTTGCCGGCGGCGGTCAAGGTGCCGTCCGGATTTTGGAATCTACGAACGCCCCATTTCATTCCTTTGATGCCATGGTGCGTCAAGCTAGTCGCATCGTCTTCGACGAAAAAAGTTGCACCCTCGAAAAGAGATGCAACTTCATCATCGTCGAAAGAATGGCGCATGGACTGTTCGGCATTTGTTGCTTGCAGCTCGCTCATACGCTTCTTTCGACTAGCAATATCTTGTCTTTTAATGTTAATCGAAGCGCGAATAGCCTCGATGATTCCTTCCTGCCCGGGAACTGCTCCAAGACGACGGATGCTTTCCTCGAGCTTCGCGACTTCTTCCTCTTCCTTGACGATTTCCTGGTTTTCCTGGTCAGGATCCATTACAAATCCGCCGCCAGCAGATATGCCTTGCGTGGGCTTTTCGAATCTGCTCGAAGCCGAGGTTCCCGTATGCGCGGAAGGACCTGTTTTAGCGGCAACATGCTGGTACCACTTCATACCTTTGACGCCGAAGTGAGCCAGCTCGTCATCTTCCTCCTCAGCGGAATGGCGTAAAATATCGTCAAGAATGTCCATTCCATGCTGCGTCATTTCCGCGTTGTTCTTGAGAAGCTTACGGTTGTATTCGTCAACGTAGTCGCTGTTATCGAATTTAAGCCAGGGCTCCGATGAAGCTTTCTTACGAGTCTCGGATTTTGTCGTAAACGTCGGACCATTCGGCTTTTCCGATTTTGGTTCGATGTTCACTTTGAAGCTCATGCTTGTACGACTCTTGGATTTGCCGAGACCGCCAAGAAATTTGCTGATTGTGGATGGCGAGCAGCCTGCCTTTTCTGCCGCCGCGGCCATGGAACCAGCTTTCTTGTAAAGGGCTTCCGCTTTGGACTTGGTAAGCGTAGCGGCAGAACTGGCGGCTTCTTTGGTTGCCTTGCCTGCGCTACGTGCGGTATCCGCGACATCCTTCACGTTGTTCTTGAGATTGGACGACAAATACTCTCCGGTCTTTCTGGCAGCGTCTTTGATCTTCGGCGCTGCGCCATTGACCGTCTCGTATACTTTCTTCCCGGCGTTGCCCACTGCTTCGCCAGAATAGTTATAAGCGTCTTTGGCTGCTTCTTTGATCTTGGGTGCAGTCTCGTTTACCTTCTTGTAAACCGCGGTTCCCGCTTTGCCCACTGCCTCGCCGGTGTAGTTGTAAGCGTCTTTGGCCGCTTCTTTGACCTTGGGCGCTACTTGTTCGTACTTGTCCTTGGCCTTATCCGCTGCGTCGGTGACTTTCTGCTTAACGGCATTGGCGCCAGATTCAACCGCATCCGCGCCTTTGGTAACGGCGTCATTAAACTTCTGAATCGCTTCCTCGCGCTTCTGCTTTCTCTCTGCCTCGGCTTTTTCAGCAGCGTCACGGTTAAGCTTGTCTCTTGCACCAGAGCTATAAGTGTCAACGTCGCCGTCGTTTAGCGCCTTGTTCAGCAACCGCTGCTTCTCGGCATTCTCCTGAGCCAGCAGCGCCTGGCCTTTCTTCAGTTCTTTGTCCCAGTATTCCTTGTCTTTCTCATTCGGATCCTTGTTTCGAGATTTAGCCAACTCGGCAAGATCCTTACCGGTCATAATCTTGGATAGGTCATCGCCGATCTTCTTGCCGGTGTCGATAGCGTCGAACGCCATCTTCGCGTACTCGACTTTCCGCTGCCAGTCCTTCTTCATGCTGTCTGCAAGATCGTCCTGGAACTTGAACTTTTCCAAAGCGGCCTTGCGTTCTTCGGGCGTAAGCTTATCGTAGTTCTTGGCAAGATCGTTCTTGGTAGCAGTCATCTTGCTTACCGCCTTAGCGCGAGCATTCGCTTTCTGTGCGGCAACTTTGGCTTTAACTGCGCCAGCTACCACATGGCCGACTTTGGAAATACCAGCCTTAGTAGCCGACGCCGCTTTGCCAATTCCATACCGAATTCGTCCCGCTGGCGTGTAAGAGCCGTCGGGATTCTGGAAACGACGCTCGTGCCAATGCATCCCTTTGATGCCGTGATGGTAGAGTTCGTCTTTTCCGCTAGAGGAGGCATAGTATACCACCATTTTGAATTCCTCCTACTCAAATGCGTCTTTGTTAGCTTTGTAGGCAACCCAGGCGTCCATCATCGCAGCGACGTTATCGATCTTCTCGTCATTACGAACCTTCATGAGCTTTCGATTGCCATTGGTATCAATGATCGCAACAGAGTTACCCATTGCGAACTTCATGAGCTCTTCGTCAAACAGGAGCATACGGTCCTCGGCCAATTTCTTGAGTTCGCCGAGCGGTACGCTCTCTGTTTTAGCTCCCTGTATTACTTTCACCACTCCAAACGGGCCGTTCTCCTTAGTCCATCGGTCAACAAAGTCTGCCGCGTTGTACGGGTCGTATCCAAAGCAAGACACATCGTAGTCGTGATCGAGAATGAACCGATCCAGGTCTGTATACACATCGTCCAAATCGAGAACATTACCGTTCAGAACCATAAGGCTGTCTTCTTTGATGAAATCTTCGTACTTCCGGTGCATGGCGTCGGATAGCTTGGCGTAAGTTCGGTCTGTAATGTACGAACGGGTCTTAACACCGAAGCAGCCATTCGAAAGTGGAAACAAGAAAGTAAAAGCACAGAAGTCATCGCCTCGTGACAAGTCGGCGCCCAAAGCGCAAGGCATGCCATCAAAAGTTTGACGTCTGTGCGGCATTGTTTCTTCGTAAGTGAAGTAGTACGTGTAACCCTCCATGGGAAGGTCAAACCTTTTTGCCAAAATATCGTTTCGTGTGGCCGGGGCTTTCTCAGATCTTTCCACGTCCAGCTGATACGCCTCATACGTTACGGTCTTGCCGATGTTGGGATTAGCTTTAACCCACATCTCGGGATCACCAACCTCGCGCACGTCATCCAGCTTGTACCACCAGATAGAAGTAAAGGGGTTTGTGTAATCGCCCTTAAGAATGTTGAGGAGTTCCATCTTAATGGTGTCGCCGGGACCGTTTCGCACTGTGCCCTCGGAGCTCATGGCCACGATTAGATACTCAGCGTCATCTTTGGCACAGCCCTGCTCGAGAGGACCAATGACATCTTCTCGAATGTCACAAGAAAGCCACTCGTCAAGGGTTGCCAACTTGCATCGTAATCCCTGTAGACCGTCAACCGACATGGCACGGATCTCCAAATATGAATTGGTAACAAAGTTCTCAATGCCGCGTTTCGTGGGCGAGAGCTTCATACGCTTGTTGCGATTACCCGTAGTATTTTGGAGAGAGCCTTCGGTCATGAACTGAAAGACTGGTCCACGCGCGCGGGCGATGGCGGTCTTAATGGGGGATAGAACCTCTTCGGACTGTTTCATCGTTGGCGAAGTCGTAACCTGGTGTGTTGTGTCAGTGTTGACGATCAGCTCGAAAGCATGTAGGCACGAAGCATACATCGATTTTGCTGCGCCTCGACCGACAATCAAATACTGCTTACGAATCAGCCTCTTGCGTATGGTCTTTAGAACGTAGCGCTTGGTCGCCGGATCGTATACCTGCCTCTCAACAAAGTAATACCAACCGAAAACCTGCTCGGCCCAAAGTTTAAACGAGTCAAGAAGATGCAAATCGGAGCCATCCGTAAGAGTTAGCTCGACTTCGCAGAACGCTATGAAGCCCTCAACCGCCTTGTCGTCGTAGTAAACGCCGGGATGACGGATCAGGTCGTCAATGCGATTCATCTCCATCGAGACTTCCTTGCATACCGGTATTTCCCCGTCGATTACTTTGTCTCGGAAGGCTCCGTAGTAACGGGGAACCGCGGTATTAGATAGCATAGCCCCTCCTTAATCCCAGTAAGGATCTGAGTAAGGCGCTTCCGCTTCTTCTGTTTCGTCGTCCTCCGTAAAAAATGAGTTGTCGCCCTTAGGATCAACGTAATAGCTGATCCGACTCTCCAGCTGCTTAATTCGGTTCTCCAGAGAGTTGAAAGTAGAGCTGTTTGTAGGCGGGTCAAAGTCGTGACGAGTGCTCATCTGAATATACTGACGGACGAGATTCTGTAGAGGGCCTGGCTCCACGTACTCGTCCCAGGTTTCGTCATAGCCTTCCACACTAAAGCCTTCAACTGGGCCAGCGCCTATCTGATGCAGAACTGAAAAGGCCGCGTTAATGTGCTCGAGGATTTCGGAATCGAACGCATCGTACGATTCCACTATTCCACAAGCTCTTTTCGTGGCCGTTAGAATACTTTCGATCCTTTCCATGTGTTTACCTCTTAAAGTTTCCACGGGCATGTGTCATTCGGGCGTCGTTCGATCGGATTGACCTCGATTGTGCCCGAAATATCGCCGTAATGTATTGCGTTGTGTGTGACGTGGCATGTCGTTATTAGATACTCGGGGTTTAGTATGTCCGCCGAGTGAGAAAGAATGTCTGAGAGCATGATTGGATTCATGTGGTGAATGATGATACGCCCTTTAATCTCTCGATCTGGATCTGCGAGGTCGCAGCCGTTGTCTCTGAGGATCACGGTGTCTCGTATGTCTTTCCATTCCTGGGAACGATAGAACTTTTGGTTCAAATATCGCTCTAGGCCGAAGGTTTCTTCTGAGACCTTACCTCGTAGCCGCAGATACTCGAATCTTTGAGCGAATGTCGGTAGACTAATCAGCTCCGTATAGGTCCGTATCATCGTCAAGCCCCTTGTAAACGCGCAGATGGGCGATTACCTTAGCGTAATCCACGTTAGAATCTTCCGCTGACCTAATCGCATTCTCCTTTGTTTCTAATAACGCCGCCTCATGCCGAAGTTTCTCCTGTTCCAGGCGAGTTTTCTCCGTCGCGAGGCGTAAAAAATGAATAATCTCTTGAGAAGAAGCCGTTCCGTCACGCATTCGCTGCTCCGCACAGGCATAAGCCAGGTCGATCATCTGCGCATCGCGCCCTTCCTGGGTTGTGGCAGGTGGTTCGATGTACCTTTCGGAGCCTTCAGAATATGATCTAAGCTCTGATGGCTTTCTTCTTGGCATGTTTTCATCCCTTTCCTTATAGTTTTAGGTAACTTTTGGAGACCCCGAGCGAGGGTTCAATAGGCTAGGAGGCGCCGGAATATGCTCACGAAAGCAGAAACTTACCAGAAAGGAGTAAATAGTAGGCTTTGGGGGAGCTCGGGGCCTCTAAAAGTTACCTAAAATATCACCGCCGGAGAAATTTTTGAG